ATTGCAAATGACCAAACGTGCTAAATTAGTTCATTATATTGCGAAACAACCACCCGAAGTTGATATTCCTTTGATGGAAGTTCGTATCAGATAAAGGAACCTACGTCTAGTTTTCGCCGTAGGTGAAAACTAACCCTTTAAAACCTCCCTTTAAATGAGGAGTATTAAATTGGTTGTATAAGATCCTATACAACTAATTAACTAAGAATCCTTCTGATGCCTCCACTACGTTCACGGCATCATCCCCCAATGCTACCGTTCTACGAACGTCCACATTGGGGTCTTATCTGAAGGAGGAAACAGTACGTTTATCATCAATAATAGCAAACATTGTATCATCGTCATCGTCATTTACCATATAATCATGAGGGTTTTCGTCTAAATAACGTATGGATGAAATCATAAACGATTCAAAAAAATGATTGATATCTGTATTGTATTTAGTGAAACTACCATATTCAATGAAATCTTTGATTAATTCCTGAACGATTTTTGCAATATATTCCTGGTATTTTTGTACTTTTTGTATTTGTTGTTTTGTTTCTTCGTATTTTATATTATTGGTTTTGGATAAATATTTTTTATAGTGATGTTTATTCATCATATATTCCATCGTAATTTTATCAACAAGTGCAGAGTTTGTGAATTCTGTCGGTGTTTTGTGAGAATGAGGTAGTGCCTCTGCAATCATTTCTGATTTTTTGGCAAGAGGTGGCACATCTTGCAATACATTTGCCGAAATATAGGAATGAAAATTCGGAGGTATTGACTCTCTACCGTTTGTGTTTTCTAACAAGATATTTTTGATTTTTTTGATGTTTACATCTTTCTCCTCTGTTGGCTCTGTTGGTTTTTGTGTAAAAGAAACGTGTAAATTCGTAGCAATCGTGGAAGAATGTGGTTGAATACCATACGGTACAAATGCACTCGTTCCATCTGTCATGCCTGCGCGAAATGCTTCGGAATTCATTCTAGATTCAGATGAACGTGGATAAGAAGTCATATTGTAATTTATTTGCATAAAAAATATTGGATAAAGGAACCTACGTAAAGGAACCGTAGGTTCCTTTACACCTTTTCTCATTTATAACGCCGACTTGTCGGCGATAAATGAGTTAAAAGGCAACGTTACTTTCGGCATTTTCAATGCCGAAAGGTGTAAAACCTCCCTTTCATAAAAGGGTTTATTTGTTATAATTCTTGGTAGATTAGTTGTATAAAATCCTATACAACTAATTAGAAATTCCTCATATTCCTCCGGTGACCGTAGGTCACTTTCAGAATATGCGTGGATATCCTCCGTTACACTACAGATACCACATTCAATTAGAAGGGAGGTTTTAAAGGGTTAGTTTTCGCCTACGGCGAAAACTAGACGTAGGTTCCTTTATCTGCGTATAGCCATAATGTTTGTATAGGATGCATGAGATTGGTCACCACCGTTGGACCAATCGTTGTAATTTCGGTTCAATGCGCGTTGTTTTTTATACGTGGTATAATCACTAGAATCGGGCACAAATTTTGTGTTGGAATTACTGCACGGAACCCCAGTTCCGTCACATTGCTTGATAATTCCACCAATACGTGAACGCCACTTCACATTGTCAGGTTGTGTAGGATTCGGTATGTTACCACAGGCATAATTTTGACGGCTCAAATAGTCACCAATATTACTAACAGCTTTGAATTCACCAATGGCACGTGAATGACCGTTGACTTGTCCAGTAGCATATTGTTGGTTCCATGAACGACGAAGAATACTACGTATAGCGGTTTGTTCGCTGTCTTTGTAATTATTAATGGTTTGAACTGGAGATATTCCTTGAATAGGTTTGCGAGTAGACATGAAATAAACAGATGTAAAAATAAAATCTATATATGTTAGTATTATACATTTTGTAACCAGATATGATAACACATAAATTATATGGTGGATTAGGTAATCAATTATTTCAAATATATACAGTTATTGCACTATCGCTAAAATCGGGTCATGAATTTTATTTTGAATGGAATGATGATTGTCTTTTGGTAAAATCTTCTATTTTTAAACATATTGTAACTTTTTGTAAATCATCCGAAGAATGTCGTGCATTAGAAAGACATTTACAAATTCAATATATTCGCGAACCAAAATCACAAACATATGATTATCATTTGTTTGACCGCGTATTTATGACGGACAATCACGAAACATTGTTTGTTTTAGAAGGATATTTTCAATCGTATTTGTATTTTCAAAATGAATTTAATAAAATCAGCAATATGTTATTTTTTTCCATGAATAAATATCTTACGTATGGAAAATGGGCAGAGGGCAAAATGCCTTCAACAACTAAGTCCTCGGGACTTTGGGCAGAGGGCAAAATGCCTTCAACAACTAAGTCCTCGGGACTTTGGGCAGAGGGCAAAATGCCTTCAACAACTAAGTCCTCGGGACTTTGGGCAGAGGGCAAAATGCCTTCAACAACAAACTTCTCCTACGAAAATTATGATAGAGAATTACCAAAAGTAATTACGGAGACGTCTACCACAATCACTATGCATTTTCGGTTAGGCGACTACAAATATTTACAACATACACATGTCATTTTACCGTGTAATTATTACCGAAATGCTTTAAACTATATTATACAAAAAAATCAATTAACCATGAATCACAAATCCATAAATGTTGTATATGTATTTCAAAAAGATGACAAAGAAATTGTAGAAAACTATTATATTCAACGATTGGCTAGATGGTTTCCACAATGTAAATGGATTTCAATCTATTCAGAACCTGACATAAACAGTTTAGATAGACAAATACCTTCAACAACTAACTTCATGTGTGAAAACGCCATTGTTTGGTCAGATGGCGGCCGTTCCGAGTCGCCTTCAACAACTAAGTCCTCAGGACTTTGGTCAGAGAGACAAAGTCATTCAAAGACAAACTTCAGAGTTGACGATGTTACCGGAGAAGTTTGTAATCAGATAGATTCAGATGAAAATATTCATATAACGGAAAAATCAGTTAATATTGACGAACATCAGCTCCTATACATGGCATTGTCTAAATATCATATCATGGCGAATAGTACATTTAGTTTATGGTCCGCTTATTTAAATATAAACGAAAATCCTTGTATTTGTTATCCGAAATATTGGTTTACAAATACAAGTAATGATATTTTATGGAAAGCAAATTTTTTTTCCAGTAATTGTCCAGAAAACATTCTTATGTTTTATCCAGGAAATTATTTTGAAATATACAATAATTTAAATCCAGAAGATATGTTTTTTTCCGAATGGAACCAAATAGATATGGAATTAAACCATTTCTCTGATGATGTGTATTTTCCAAATGTAGATATTCAATGTCTATGTTACAAAAATGCCAAAAAACATGAAAATATGACTCGTCGGTTTGAAACAGTAGGATTACCTTTACGAATATTTTCAGGTGTTTCTTTTTCAGATAATAGAATTTTGAATTTTGAAAAACGTAAAAATACATTGGCAGTACAACGTCTATGGTCAGTAACCTATGGACATTTAGATATGATACAACGATTCATACAAACCAACAAACCATTTGGTATTTTTTGCGAAGATGATATTTTGGTCAATCGTACATTACCAACACATCTATTCAATATTATAGACGATTTTACCGACCTGAAATTGGATATTTTGTTGTTAGGTTATATGACTACACATAAAATAGAAGGTTGGATGGCAGATTACAAAGAAATTACATGTGAAAATAAAAGACCCTATACTTACCATAATTATCCCGAAAATCAATGGGGGGTACATATGTATATGTTATCACGTAAGGGGGCTAAAGAAATTATTAAAAAATATATGGATGGATATGCGGACAATCCGGAAAATATATTTAGTCCTGATTGGACAATTAGTAAATGTCCCGGATTAAAACGTGCAATTATATATCCAATGTTTGCCGTAGAAGACGGGGCGGATTTATATGAACATTATGACCATTCGGGACAATACAATTTTCATATGGATACGTTTAAATTCAATTATATTCCAGAGGTTTTTATATAGATGAAATATATATTGAAACATGTCAGGAGGAACGGGTGTTTCATCATTAGGTTCTGTTATGCCTGCAAATAATTTGTCTTCCTCATTATTAAAATCCGCTCATCCCATAGATTTACCGCATAGTTTAGGTGGGAATACTCATCTTTATGAAAGTCGTGGAGGATATTATCCACGAGAAATTCTAGAAAAAAAAAACAGTCATAATTATACTCCGAAATCAAAATTACATAGAAAAAAGAAATCCATAAGTCATCTTCATAAAAAGACAAAGGGTGGTAAAAAACATGCGAAATCAAGAAAAAATAGAACACGAAAAAATTTCCGGTAATAGAATCTAACAAGAATATATACGGAAAAATCTATGGTAAAAAAAAACAAAACGAATAATCCGCGTTATTCAGACATGTATGTTCCACCTACTATCAAAAAGTCCATGATTCAACCTAACGTGACATCATCATCTAAAACGACGATTTTTGGTTTTGTTGTAATTATATTGGGATTAATTGCTCTTATATTTTATCTTATTGGACTCAATTTCAATCAAACTTCGGCAAATAATCATCCGCCTACAACGATTCAATCGTCATCCACTGCAATGTTACCCAGTGTTATGTTGGCACCTCTTTCTACCCGTACCAATCCTTATGGAGACCCATTATCACCACCATTAAAAAAAGATGGTATGTATTTCCCCCCCGATTCGGGTGATATACGTGGAATACCCATTATAAACACAACACAGGGAACGGGTGCAAGTACTTGCAATTCAAATGCATGTATGGGAGCCGTGGTGCCGGTGGGGGTGCCAATTAATATGCAAACTCGTGGTTATAGTCCGGAATTTTCTCAAATCGGTATGTTAACTCATGAACGTCCCAAGAAAGATGATACATCGTTTCGTGACAACATGATTTTGCCTCTGTTTGGACGACGGGTCATGAATGGACGTGACAAATATCAATATTATACCATGGCATCTATGGGAGCTACAAAATTACCTATAAAAATACGTGGTCGCAACTGTATTAATGAATACGGGTGTGACGAATTAATGAACAATGATGTGGTATATGTGGAAGGATACAATGAAACCTTTCGTGCAACTATTTATGAAAATGCGCAATTTAGTTACATACCATATCTTTGAGAATCGGAAATAACAAGTGGTTTGGGTAAAATAACCGGTGCTTTTTCAACAATAGCACAAGTAGATAACGGTTTCGGTTTTGGTGGCAACAGGGTAGTGGTATTTGGATTGACTAAATTGGTGGAACCAATACCTAACAATTCCGATTCAATATCGCAATTGTCGTTAAACAATTGCATTGGAAATCTACACGGTAAAAGTCCTGTACCAGGAAAATAGGTTTGTTCATTGAAAATATGTCCTTGATAATGGTTGTAAGATTGTCTTTCTGATATATTTTTTTGTTCTAATTCATAATTTCCGGGTGTATTTTTGGTGCGTGTTGAAGCCATATTTCTTCTGTTTATATTCTGTATATATTAATTTTTTTTAAATTTTTCCAACAAATTTTGCACGAACAATATATATTCATGTTTTTTTTGATAAGCACATATACAAGTATAAAAATCATAAAAATAATCATAAGAAATCAATACAGCTAATCCGATTTGTGGGTCTTCTGATAACATTGTACCAGCAGCAGTTGTATACAATTGCATAAATATAGGTTCATTATGGGTTATTTTGTACGTAAAATCTAACCATATATTCATTGCACCGGCATCATAATTCCATTCATCGTGAGTGATTTCATCTATGTCATTTTGTTCTAAAGTAACCAATTGATTTGATTTCATAGAACATACGTTACGAATGAATTCACGATACTCTTTGTCGTTGGAATACATCTATGTACAATTTGATACGTATATTGTTATGTGTTACGTATCAAAAAATATGTTTATATATTTATTTCTTGGATTTGCGAGACTTGCCAGATTTTCTGGATTTCTTGGATTTGCGCGCCTTTTGTGCTTTGCGAGCTCTGCGAGATTTGCCACCCGCAACACCAAACATTTTCGCAATACTACCACCCATATAGGGAGCTGAATTTAATGCAGAAGGAGCCATATTGATTTATATATTATACATATATAATAAAGGAACCGTAGGTTCCTTTAAAACCTCCCTTTAGTAACGAGGACACCACGCTACACATGGTGCCCTCCTAAGGTTTCCTTAAAAATCCTTCTAGGTAAGAATTTCAAATTGGTTGTATAAGATCCGATGCCTCCACTACTCTGGCTTCGCCAACCACGGCATCATCCCTACGACCGACCTACGGTCGGTCAAGGTTGCGCCCATACGGAACGAAGGGCGCGGACCCTAATGCTACCGTTCTACGAACGTCCGCATTAGGGTCTTATATAACTAATTTACTCCCGATTATCTTTACCGCCTTTGGTGGCAAAGATAATCTGTTGTGGACCGTTCTGCTTATGTTCAAAGCTCGTGAGCAGAATGGTCTACTAAGACTCCTTCAAATAACCTTATGAGGGCACTGATCGTAGAGCAGTGTCCTCATTACCTAGGAGGTTTTACTCCCGATTCCCTTTGCCACCTTTGGTGGTAAAGGGAATCTGTTGTGGCTCAAAACGCCTTAGGGCGTTTTTGAGCTACTGGAACCTTGGGTTCCAATATAATTAGTAGACTTCATCGCCTACGACGCGCGTAGGAACTCCACCACGCACCCACCCATCCAACGCGGAATCTTCGGTAATATGACCAGCAGTTTCAATATGTGTACGCATTTGGTCATTTATGGGATACATGGTATAGGGCATAAAACTTTTGTCCATAATGGTGGAAACACCCTTCTTTTCAAATACAGATTCACCTTGTAATAATTGTGATTCCATATCTGGATTCACTGTTCCTTTTCCTAAATAAGGAATAGTTACAAACGGACGTTGATTCAATGACAATTTCTCTAAAGGTCGTTCTTGTTTGGATTGAATAGACAACATAGAATCATAATCCACGATTTGTCCATTCAAACCATTACCGTTGGTTAGACCATTCAATACCATGGTGGGTTGTGACGATGCAAACTGAATGTCATTGGTAGAAATGGATTCACTAAAATAATTGGATAACATGTGTGATGCAAACCGAGTATTTTGTAAATTTTGTTGAGTGTTATCCACACGGTCTAGACCAATACGATCATTTTTATTAAATATGTAATCAGAATAAAAATTTTGATTCGTATTTGTATTCATTTTACGGATTATATTGTACCGACCGAAAATAAAGGAACCTACGTAAAGGAACCTACGGTTCCTTTAAAACCTCCCTTCAATTCGGAAATACATATTGCTTGTATTGGATGTGGTATCCGTAGCAGAGCGGAGGATAACCACGCATATTCTGAAGGACGACGTAGGAGTCCAGAGGAATATGGGATCATATACAACTAATTTATTAATAATCTACGGTAATAAACTTTCTATGAAAGGGAGGTTTTAAATTATCTTATATAACCAATGTACCAAGACTCTTTCAAATAACCTTAGGAGGGCACCATGCGTAGCGTGGTGTCCTCGTTACTAAAGGGAGGTTTTAAAGGAACCTACGGTTCCTTTACGTAGGTTCCAATATTAGTAATTATTATAATGACTGGTATTTCGTCCACAAGCAAACATATTACCTTCTTTACATGATATCATATTTCCATAACAGAATTCGGCAAAAGCTCCCTGGTCGTTGGGAATGGTAGTAGATGGATTGGAATGAAAGGGTCGTAAAGATTGTTCAAAACTTAATTGTTCATTAATATCGTGAAACAATTTGTCTGATATGTTGGGTTGGTCAGGGTTGGAATTTTGAATGAATTGTACTGTATTTTGTGTAATCATGTCATTTATCATGGGATTAGACGCCGGAGGTGCAGCTAATTTTTGTGGATTATCATCATAATCCGAAACTAATACATTACTAAATGGATTTTCGGGACTTGGATGTTGATAAGAATTTGCCAAAGGAGTTGTATCGGTTTTAGAAAAGTGATTGATAGAGGATTCGTCTAAAGTTCCGTATGTTTCTCCAACATTCATACCTTCATTTGACATACCTTCATGTGGAGTATAATATTTATACATTCCCCATATACCTGCCAAAGATAACACACATAAAAACAAAACACGTGGAATGTTTCGTACAAAAAAGAGAGATACGATTGTTAACAACAAGATACTTCGTGTGATTGCGTTTAATTTTTGGTTGAATCCCATAGTGTCCATGGGAAAAAATTCAAGCATTGTGTCTTTGTCCAACAAAATATTTGGGTTTTCTGACCAGAAGGATATTTTTTTTTTATCGGTGGGTGTTGACATTGGTTCAGATTCATCCTTAGAAAATCTTACCGTTTTTTTTTGTGACGGTATTTGATTTTGTTCCATTTTATTTACTATTACACTCAATATATAATGTGTCAGGATATGATATATGATAAATAATGAATAGAAACAAAACTATGAAACGTTGGTCTCATACATATTCCAACCATTATTCGGGAGGAAGTTCCATTATTATTGACCCGCGTATTACCTCAAGTACACGTAAACGAAAATATTCAAAATCGGATTTTCATTCCAACAACGGTATTATGACCACGATTTGGGGACCACCCACGTGGCACATGCTGCATTGCATTAGTTTCAATTATCCTATGAAACCATCTCTAGCCGACAAATTACATTATTCCCAATTCATTAAAAATTTGAAATGTGTGTTACCTTGCGGTAAATGTCGTAAAAATTTGGACAAAAATTTTAGTATTCATCCCTTGGAAAAAAAATACATGGCTTCGCGAGATACTTTTTCTAAATATGTATATGATTTGCACGAAATTGTCAACCAAATGTTGGGAAAAGAATCTGGATTAACTTATGAAGATGTACGTGAAACGTATGAACATTTTAGAGCGAAATGTGCTCCTAAACATTCCGTTGCTTTAAATCAAACCAAAGAAACTGGATGTATTGTTCCATTCAATGGAAGAAAACAACGGTGCGTATTACGTATTGGAACCTACGGTTCCAGTAAAACCTCCCTCAGGTAACGAGGACACCACCACTACGTGGCGGCGCCCTCCTAAGGTTTCTTTCAAATTATTTTTGAAAAAAAAATGAAATTAGTTGTATAAAATCCTATACAACTAATTTACCAAGACTCTTTCAAAGAATCTTTACGAAAGGGAGGTTTTAAAGGGTTTTTATTTTGCCTGAGGGCAAAATAAAAGTCGTAGGTTCCTTTATTTAGAACTCTGCCAATAATCCTGCTTCCGATTTTTGTTTCAATAATAAATATTCGTTGGTATTGTTCTTTTTTTGTTGTGCTTCTTTTTCTGCATTTTTTTTTTGATTAATTTTCAACTGTTGACGTTGTTTGAACGTCAATTGTGTTTTCCATCCACTGACGCCTCTACCACCAGAGGTAGCGCATCCAAATCCCATTGCCTTATCAAATTCTTTATCCGCTTCTATGGATGATACTGTGGGTGCTGACATGATTGTTGTTATTCTTTTGTAATTGTAGTATTCTTTTCTTTTTACAAATAAGCAATTCAATTTTTTACATTTATTCAAAAAATATAGAAACAATTTGTATTTTATACTATACAATGTCAACCGCACATTTTAGTTTTGATAAAAATGAATATTGCTCTTACAATGTGTTTGACAATTTAATAATACATTTTGAATGTATGAATGATGGATTTATTAGAGAAAATGATACATCAAAGGAGACACATATGTATTTTACGGATGACAATGGTCACTATATCAATGTTCCAAATAACATTGTAGTTTATAAATTAGGTCAGACTAAAAGCAGTGTGGAAATTACTGTTCCGAAACCAATCACAGTGCCAATCCGAACAAGAAAGATTACCACCTATACTACAACGTACTATTCATTATATTCTACGGAACATTATGAAATACATTGCAATGATTCCCCCATTTTATGTATAGAACCATTGCAATATTGCTGGAAATTTGTCAATTATAAATTGACAGACTTCAAAAGTAGCTCTGCATGCTCTGATTTTAGTTGTATTAGGTGACTACAAAAAAATGTTTGAATAATACATAAAGATATAGTATGGTTTCTAGAAAAGGAATGTTTAAAATGCGCGGTGGAATGTTGCCGAACGTTTTTGGTGGAATGATGGAAGGTCCTCATATGATGAAAATCGTGATTATTTTATTAATCGCGATTTTTGTTATTGTAGGTATAGTTGTGTATAGTAGATATAACAAATCAGTTTTAGACAAACAGTCCTCCGACATTGCCAACTCGGGTTCTAAATCCAATACATCTACTAGTATCAAGAGTGGTATGAAGGGTGATAAAACGTACGATGAAGGTACATTGGAAGTTATGTTTTTCAATGTGGATTGGTGTGCTCATTGTGTCAAAGCAAAACCTGATTGGCAATCATTTGTGAGCAAATATGACAAACAAAATTATCACGGGTACCAGGTCAGTTGTGTCGGTGGTAATGCTGGTGTTAATTGTACAAATAGTGATGACCCTGATGTGAAAGCATCCATTACTAAATACAGTATCCAACATTACCCCACGTTGATTTTTATTCAAAATGGTTCCCAAGTTGAATTTGATGCGCGTATCAATTCTCAAAATTTGGAAGATTTCATGACCAAATTATAGGTTTTAAGTCATCTGACCATGATCAAACCATCTATGATGGTAGTTGTTGAAGGATGGCAACCTTCTGACAAACCATCTATGATGGTAGTTGTTGAAGGATGGCAACCTTCTGACAAACCATCTATGATGGTAGTTGTTGAAGGATGGCAACCTTCTGACAAACCATCTATGATGGTAGTTGTTGAAGGATGGCAACCTTCTGACCTAATTGGATTAATTTACGACGTTCATCACTGGAATGTGCTATGGTAATCACATCCATGACATGTAATATAGGACGTATTTGAATCTCATACGGACGTTTTTCTTCCAACAAATAATTGGATTCACACACAGTCAATTCTGAATATATATGATAAAAATGCTTGGTAATTGTGTAAAAGTAATCCAGCAAAGTATATTTATGTAACAAATGAACATTAGTAGTTTGTTCGGGTGTTGTAAGTAAATGAATACCCAATACTGAATCTCTAGCATATCCATGTTTATCACACCATTGTAAACATGGTTCTATCGGATAATGCATTAAAAATCCTCCGTCAACGTATTTTGTAAATGTGGTTTTATCTGATGACCCTGTTTTGTTTACAGCATCATCAAACTCAATCTCCTCTGATACTTTGGTTTCATTTTCTATGTAAATATGGGGGCTAAATAAGATGGGAGCACATGATGATGCATAAATAGTATCTAATACCCGCCAATTCGGATGTGTTTTATGTGAAACATCTACAATATGAAATGTATTCAATTCAACTGTAAAATAATGCAATTCAATATGGGTTATATCATAAAATTCTTGCATGGTTATGGTAGAAAAATCCAAATCGCGAGAATTAAACAATGAATCCAATATTTCCTTCATGGTATTCATTTGAAAAATACCACATTTTTGGTAACAATTTAACACGGATTGAAATGAAAATTGAAACACATGTTGCCACGGTCGGTGTACCAAATAATTCTCCAATACATCCCATTCAAATATTTTGGTACCCGAAGCATCTATGGGAGGTGATATGGTCCATAGAGCCAACATGGTTCCAATAATGGTGCCTGCTGAGGTTGCATGAATACTTTGTATATCAAACATATTGATTTTACCCGATTGATGCATTTCTTTCATAATACCAAAAAAAGTGAATCCGTAAATGACTCCTCCTGACATGACCAAATGTTTTATATTTGGTATAGATGAACCCGATGTATCTGTCATTTTTTATATTCTTTAATACAAATATTAGGATGTTTCTTTTATGTTTATACACCCTTGAACAATTTAAATGGCACGGTTTGGTCCTCGCTGACCTGTGTACATTTTGGGTATTACCAACTCGGTGAAGTTGCATGATACATTGGGTTTCTCTACATAAATAACTTGGTCTTGCCTTGTTATGTATGGCATTAAACGCTATTTTGTAGATATTGGAAGCACTGTTACGGTATCTATCGTATTGTAATATTTCCATTCTTTATTATGATAATATTTCACGGTAATTTCATCATCAGTTACAAACTCAAACGTAAACATTTCGTCGTCTCCTAACCAATAATCTTCATACCCATATCGTTCATCGTCTTTATCAAATTCTTTTATGGTTAAATAGTCATATAAATCAATCTGATGAATCATCTTTCCTTCCTCGTCGCCATCACACGTAATTGAAGTATTTGTTGTTATATTCCGCATATCATACAATCTCCATTCGGAAGGGAAGGACCACATACACCCGTTAACAAACATAAAATGTCCATTGGGTGAAACGATCACTGGCCCTGTCCAAATAAATTCCGAACCACTTTTGTAAGCGTTACTGAATTCCCGCTTGTCGGGATCATCAAACACTTGACCAGTTTCGCAATTGACAAACAATTTCAACATGTAATCTCGTCCTCCAAACCACCATTCTTGACCGCCCAATTTCACAAATTTATTGATAGGTGAATGGCTATTGAATTGCTTATATGTATAGATCATATTCCCTGTTTCTACATTGATTACTTTCACAATCACATATTTGTCTTTTTCGTGTTTGGTTTCTCCTCTTACAGAAGAATAAATCGTATAGGTGGTTTGATCACCACCGTCGTCTTGTTCAATAGTTACTTTGTACTTCTTTGAATCAGAAAACTTTTCGTTATTATTCATTATCACTTATTTACTCTATTTTACACCCTTGAACATTTAAATCCGGACAACTTTATGTTGTTTCAAATTTAGTTTTTCAAGGTCGGGTCTTTTCATTCCCGTGTAAATTTTGGTTATAGCCACTCTTGAAAATGGCTTGAAAAGTTCCTCTACATAAATAATCAGGACGGTTTATTTGTTTTACCGCATTTTCTGCTATTTTGTAGATGTTTTTTGCTCCGTTACAATCTCTGTTCCAAAAGCCATTACAGGATTTACACCTTAAAAGCCCCCAGCACATTTGTTGATTGTTTCGGTATGGTTTGGGATTTTCCACCATTAAAAAATTCTTACATTCGCCTCCATTACATTGCGAACACTTACAACTGCTACGAAATTCATCTACTAAATAGGTATTATAACCACATTTCCGAAACAAACTACGCATTCCTTTTCCTTTGGTCGGTTCTTTGTATTTCATTTGTTGGCGTTGTTCCCAGTCCCCAAAGGCAATGATGACATTTTCCGGTGTTCCAAATTTCTTTTGAAAATTCTGTATCATTCGTTGTTCGCTTCGCTTGGTATTCAAATACCCGTTCAATTTAAGTTTTCTGAACAAATATTTCTCATAAAAATCAAACAATATATGATTGATTTCGTTCTTCCTTTTGATATATGATTTGAATTCGTCTGTATTCAATGATTTTTTATTATAATTGGATAATTCCGTTTCATATTCTATCACAGTTCGGTCATTGATGATGGTGCGACGAAATTCCAAAATTAATTTAGAAAATTTTTTGCTTTTGGTTTCTTTGCGTCGTTGGTCTTGAGAATAACGAAATTTGTTAGCATCTCTATCATTTCCATCCACACAATAAATCAAATCGCTTTTTCCCATATCTACTGCGACAATTTTCTTGGATTGTAATTCTGAATAATCATTCAATTCATCTAAATACTGTTCCTTTTCTTTGAACTTATTGTTGGGTAGATGTTTTCCAATAAATTCATTACGAATGAACAAAATCGTCGCACTTACACCATCGGTCTCAATCATATGATGGAAAGTATAATTCGGTTTATGAAAACATTGCCGGTCGGTGCGAAAGAAAAACTTCCATATATTATTTTCTTGTTTCTTTAAGTTACCTTTGGTGGTATATTCGGTTTTGATACCTTGTTTCTTAGTAAAAAGTAACAATACAATCGTGGTTGTATCCAATCGTATGTGTTTGGGAATGATTTCACTGCGTAAAGGAAATACACTACTAATTTTGTTATGTTCTTGTTCTATTTGTTTCATCATAAACAACATACAAGGAAAATAATCTTGTGGGTGACATTGAATATCGTAATAGATGCTTTTCTTTTCAAATTTAGTTTTTACCGGCATTATTTTTTTTTTATGTTCAGTTATCCAAGAATGGTAAGAAGAATGAGAAGTAAAGTCGGTCGTTTCTACATTCAAAATATCGTTTTTAATTTTGCGCAATTCGCTTCCTAATTTTCGTAATTTGGTTTCTTTCTCTTTTTGTGTTAGATGAACTTTGGCTTTAATTTTCTGGGTTAGTAATCTTTTTTTCCACATTACATTCACATAGCGTTCCACATATTCCACAAAATGTGATTTAATATTGTTTTCATAGACAGTCAAAATAGTAACTTTTAGATAATCTAATACCGTATTTAAGTTAGTGTAATCCAATTGGTCATTTTGTGTAAGTGGAAAATAATGTTCTTGATAAAATGCTTTCAATATGGTTTTTAATTCTACAGTCGCATCACTTGGCGGTCGCCCAGTGGTAGTTTCTTTACATACCACTTTCATACAGGTTTGGATAAACTTGTGGTCAATTACCGGTAATGTTTGGTGTGTTTCGTAGTAATCCAATAAATATAGTTTCATAAACATTAGGGTATGAATAATAATCTGGTGACATTTACGAACGGCATTGTTTATTTTTGGTAAATGTATTTCAGGTTGTTTCAGAATGTGTTTGATAGGTACTTTGACTGCTTTGTAGAAGTCAAAATCAAAAGCGGGTTTATCCGGTGGTTTGGGCGGAACTTCCTTTTTGGGTCGTCCCATCCTATAATATACCTAAAGGTTTTATTATACAGAATTTAACGAAAAATACTTTAAGTCCTTTTTATGAAATAATATAAATAATAAATTACAATATCATAAAATGAATGATGATATGGTCATAAGAGAAACAAATATTTGGGGTGATTACCATAATATCAGAAATGTGAATAAACGAGTTAGGTTGATGAAAAAAAAAGAAATACTTCAAAAATATCCATTCATAGACCATTATAAAATATATGCGCATAAACCAAAAACACAGAGAGGTACGGCGAAAGAAGAACAAACATTTATTATCAGTTATGCCTATAACTATGATACATTTGCGGATGAGGCAAAGTTTATAAGTGAATTAAATGAAATTGGATTATTATTCTTCAAAGAAAAATGTGTATATAACGATAAAGACGCATATAAAATTATTATTTATGAATCATTATGTCCGATTGATTTGATAAAATTGAAATAATATAGAAAAACATTATAACATACTATAATGTTCATTTTGGATACTCACATACATAAATTGAGATTTCGCATTGATACCAATGCTCCGATTGATTATATGAATAGGTGGAAAAAACTCAAATATGATTGTGATAATGGTGATAATAAATATATTGTAGAAAAAATGAAAACATATTGTAAATTGGAATCAAATAAAACACTACCTTATTTACAACGAACAGAGGGTGGATTCGGTGGAAATGACAATATTATGAACAAACAAATACGATTCAGAATATGTTGTAGTAATAGTAATAATTCTCAAATATCTGATAATGATATAATACTTGACCAAGTAAATAATACCGAAACCGAAAAATGGACATATGATGAATTAGATGATATCATTCGTGCTCTTACAAAAACTTTCAATTACTTTGTTGAAAGTGAATGTGTCAATGGTGTGATTGAAATATCAAATAAAGAGTCAATGAGCGATGATTATTTAGACAGCGATGATGAATCGGGTTGATAAGTAAAAAAATATTTAACCGTGCGAATATACTTACCGTCTTGTGTAAAATGAAATTCTTTTTTGGTAATATTATAGGTAGATTTCAATAAATATTTAATAATCAAAAAATATGGTCGTTTGAATTTATGGGGTTCGCAAATTGCCGGCATTTCATAAAAGGTAAAAAAAGTGCGTATTTCAGGTATTAAATCCATAATTTTTTGTTGTAATTCTTTATTATTATCCAAATGATACAAAATAAATGGATTATTATGTTCCAAATCCAATATAGTGAGTAATTTATTGACAATTTCTTCTTGTTCTTGCTTGTACAACTCACTTTTAAGTCGCATTGTATATGTTTTTACTATAACATATACAATTTAATCTTTATATTTTTTCGGATTACATTTACGAGTAGATGGTTTTCTTGAATATTCCAAATCTTTTTTCCTATCATACGCATCTTTGAAATAGTTTGCGTAATTATGTGGTTTTATTTTGTGGATAGCACTTTGAACATTCTGTTTCAACTGCTGAAAATCATTCACATTACGATACTTCTTCAAGTAATATTTTAGTTGATTAAAGTATTGTTCTATGCTGTTACTTTTAGGGGTATATGGGACACTATACAAAATTTGGTTACCACTTTTGATAATGGCTTCCTTGATAAGGTCATTGTGATGACTACCGGCATTGTCCATAATTATCAAATGATTTTTGTATTTTCCAAACACATTCTTTTCTAAAAATGCCAACAATCGTTCTTTGGTTGTCCCACCCTTTTCATAAAGTTCATACCCAATCCGTTGAGAATTGCTAATCGCAACTAACAATGTAAATTTCTGAAATACAAAATTTTTATTGGTTTTGATGATACATCGTTTTCCAATGAAACACCTACTATAGGATGGCATCAATAACGCACCTACACTGGTTTCGTCTAATGATATTATTTTATCTATTGGATATTGTTTTACTTTACGATAAAAATTTTCTAATTCTTCCTCTTTATCCGTAGGAATCTTTCGCCGTTCGCTTGGAAAATGTTCGTGACGGGTTCGCTTACGAGTTCGGTTATGGTTACGCATAATTCTACCTAAATGTTGAGGTGAAACATCAAATTCTTTGTGTTTTTCTTTCAGTAACATTGACAATTCATTCATTGTATATTGTTCGTTCTTATCCAATATATCCAATGCGGTTTTTACTTGGTCTTTATTGATTTTGTATGAAATTGCTGGTCTATTTCTTCTTGTGAGGTTTTTATGATTGGTTTTATATTTATGAACCCAGTCATTTAATGTGCTTTTATTACAATCAAATACCTTACAAACCTTTTTCATACTTTGGTTGTTTCTCAAATAGTATTGAACTACAGAAGTTTTGTAGTCCGGTGTTTTATGTGTCATATTCTATAATAAAATGAGAAAATCACTCATAAGTTGTCCGGATTTAAATGTTCAAGGGTGTATATGTGAAGAAATCTTTAATTCAATTTTTTAGATTTTTTTCATATTTATTACAAGGATTCTTGCAATAAATCTGATGCCTCCACTACTCTGGCTTCGCCAACCACGGCATCATCCCTACGACCGACCAAATGGTTGAAGACCACGCTTCGCAAAGGTCTTCTGACCGTAGGTCGGTCAAGGTTGCGCCCATACGGAATGAAGGGCGCTGACCCCAATGCTACCGTTCTACGATCAGCAAGTACGCCACCGAAGGTGGCAACCGAAGGTGGCAACCGAAGGTGGCAACAACGGAGTCCTGGCAAGCTCTGCTTGCCGAGGACTCATGACGTCCACATTGGGGTCTTCTACGAAAGGGAGGTTTTAAAGGGTTTTTTGCCCAAAGGGCAAAAAGTCGTAGGTTCCTTTATGAGAATGTAATCTTTTTTTCCAATTTTTCAAAAATTTCAGGATTGTACACCATACCTGCCGGTTTATATTCATCTATGGGAGTATATTTTTTAGTATTGGTGGCAGTATTATTATTGGTGGTTGATTGTAACAATTGTGAATTCGGGTCATTCGTATCTGTTTCTTCTGTAGTTCCATTTTTGGTATCACCAATTATTTGCCCTTTTTCATTGATGATTTTCCCCGTTTTTTTCTTAATTTCGTTTCGTACATAGGCAGGTATCCAGTGTTCCCAAGAAATAAAAAGTGTATGGGGATGAATGTATTGGACACGGAATCCATTGTCTACCATTTTAGATACCAAATAGGCAATACAATCGGATTGATTGTACATGGGTTCTCCAAACAAAAAATCAGGAACTGTAAACCAGGCATGTTTGTCATTTTTTCGGGTACGTGAAATGGTATTGATTCGTTTGTGAAGACGATTCAACATTTTATTAAACAAAACAACTTGACGTAAATCACGTTTCATGTTTGTATCGTACAAATCGTCAATGTTTATTTTTCCAGAGGCTTCTTCTTCATTGATTAATAATATATTGGACATGTTATAACACCCTACAACAAATTATTATAAAGGAACCTACTTGTTAGAACTTTGGGTTCCAAAATCCAATAAATAAAAAGGTACTCAACCACTGAGAATTCATCCAAGGAAATTCCACATAAATACCTTTTTTTACATTATGATGCCATAAAGGAATCAACGTATTTTTTACATAATCATCTAGTTTCTTGCGAAATGCATAATCCGATTGCATCATTTTTCTTACGGTTGATGTAGAGACATTTTCCGTATTTGCTTCCTCGGAAAAAAAGATACCCGTAGACATAAATACGCGTGTATGATCTGAAATATTATCTTCTATGGAGGTAATGATTTCATATTCTTCCAAAACAATTCCACGGTCTTCACATATTTGTTGTAAAATGCGTTTCATACTAATATATTCAAAATCATCCGGTGCTCCTATACAAACCACACGGGTGGTCGTCGTGTCGTTTTCAAAACGTTTATGAATAGAATTCATAAACTGTTTTTTTAAGTAATCCTGAAAATGTTGCAACACGTTTTTAGAAAAATAGGAAATTTTTGGAAATAAATAATGAGTATGTATATTTTTTAGTGGATCAAATGTCCATACGGCGTGCGTTTTTCGTAACAAAGAATATACGTGATATGTACCTAAAGATACTAATGTTTGTGCATGATTACCAAAAATGATTTTGTCGTTACTTTCAATAGATGCAGCGTTTTCGGTAGATAATACGTATATGGATTCATTTCCGGTGGATTGTATGATGGATGTATAAATGGGAAGAATACCGACAGATTCGCCTACCACATAGATTTTCGCTTCGTCCAATTCTACACGTTGGTCTATCAAAATCATGGTAAATTCTCCATCCATCACTTGTAACAAATAGTCAATTCCGAATTCTTGATAAATATCTAAAAGGGCTTGCCATGGATTGGAACGGTTGGTATTGATTTTGTTCAAATTGAATACATTACCGTAAATAAACAGAATGATATCACCGTGTTGAATCGCTGCAATCGGTTCCGAAGAGGAAGAGAAATACGATTTAATGCCTAAATTTTTTATTTTGGTATTATTTTCAAAAATAGTTGCGGGAGCATTTAAATAAATGGTGAATTGATTATATGTAAACATGATAATTACTGTAGATACTATAGTAATTATATGATTCCTTTTATTTCTTTTTTCCACCCTGTTCTTCATTGTTGTTTTTGTTCAATTTGATACTATCAAATAAAGTACTTGAATGGTTTACTTGTTTAAATATTTCCAAGGCAAACAATCCACCAAATACTTGAGCTAAACAATATGGAATTACATCGGATGATGAAATTTGTCCAGCAGAAGACATGACAATGGTGGTTACAGGATTGATATGACCACCGGATATATTGCGTGTCAATAAAACAGTTAAACCATAGGCAGCACCAATCGCAAGAGGATTACCTGTGGCTAAAACGATATATACGAAAAACATGGTACCAAAAAATTCTACAAAATAATTTTGCAAATACATTTTTTATCTTATACTATACACTATTCGGGGAGTTTTCCTATCAGTTATTTTCGTCTGATATCTCCACCACTCTGGCTTCGCCAACCCCCGACATCCCTACGAAACTCTCCCATCCATACGTTCCGTAAGGACGGGAGAGTTTTCGTCTAATTTTTTAACAGGAATCCATCTTCTAAATTTTTTATGATAAATACATTCCATAGAAATGCGTTTTTCTAAATTTACATATTTTTCAAAGCGTATATCATTAAAATCATCTTCATCGTCACTTTCTTCCATTGCATCTAAATTCACATTTTCTTTGATGGTACGAAACAGAGAATTCATAAACACACTAATTTTATAATTTGGAATATAGGCAACATCTGTATGGTATTTTCCATCAATATGAATTAAATTATATATATCGGATTGTACATCGGCAGAAACTACAAAGGTAGACCGTTCTCTATTGTAAGGTTCTTGTGTATTTTTCTGAAAATGAGATGGTTTGTTTATCGTTTGATTCGTAAACTTTGAATTTAGTTGTATTATGGGAAAGCTACTCGGATTACGGGCACAGCCTGTAGAGGAAACCCTCTGACCGAAAACGCGCGAAGTGTCGTGTTCATAATGAGCTACATAAGAATATATTTCATAATTCACATATGGTATAATTTTTGTAAAAGAACGATACTGAATGTTATGTATAGGATAAGCTGCTTGTTGTATTTTGTCTTTTATAATATGACCAAAATTTTCAGATTTTAAATGAATATCAAACATGATGGGTAATACAAAAAAAGAATTAGACGAAAACTCTCCAGTCCTTACGGAACGAAGGACGGGGGAGTTTCGTAGGGATGTCGGGGTTGGCGAAGCCAGAGAAGTTGAGACATCATTTCCTACGTTAGATATATCCGACAATATATGAGATAAAATGGCAAAACGTTGTCCAAAACATAATTTACGTAATGAAAATGATTTATACATCAATACATCTTCTACAATAAAAAAATTTTGAACCATGGAACCGTACAAAAATGTGCCTAAAGCTAAATGTGGTTTGGTTTTATCAAAATCCACCTGTATGATTTTATGATTTACAATTTGTTTTTCACGATTAAGTTCTAATAAAATACAAACGTCTTCTTCTCCAAGAAAGGTAAACCAAGCAACATATTTTTTTGATTTGGGAATTAACAATCCAATATGATATACTTCATTTTCCTCTGGACTCCTACGTCGTCCTTCTGAATATGCGTGGTTATTTGATTTTTGTACATGTACAGATTCTTTCTTATGAGAAGAATATGTCTCATAGGAAAGTTCAATCGGTGGAATCTCTTGCATTTTTTTTAATAATAATTCGGTTCGTTCTGAACCAAAATTCATAGGTGCGTTATTGCATGAGTACATTGCTAATATTGTTATTTTATTATATATGATTATCTAATTTATTTTTATATTCTTTTACTACTATATATGAATTTTCCAATTAGATATATACCACAAAATTTAACAAAAAAAGACAAACAGAAACAATTGAATATGTTATTAAAGTCAAAAAAAATGTACAAAAAACATACATATTATACACGCAAAAAGGTACCCTCTTGTAAAAATAAACCATCCAAACATGTAGCCAATGCTCGTAAAATATATCATATACAAAACATAACACCGAATAGAGAATTAGCACAAAAAACAGGTTGTACAATATCAGCATTGAAACATATTGTAAAAAAAGGTGAAGGTGCCTATTATTCATCGGGTTCACGACCGAATCAAACCGCACAATCATGGGGATTAGCACGATTAGCGAGTTCAATCACTTCTGGAAAATCCGCCGCGGTTGATTATGATATAATCAACCGGGGTTGTAATCATAAAAAAAAAGCATTTATGTTAGCAAACAAATCAAGAAAAAAATACAAGTTTGGTCATTCTGCTACCAGAAGGACTTCTCTGGCTTCGCCAATCCTCTGACCAAACTTTTCCGGTGACCGTAGGTCACCTACTAAGTTAGTTGTTGGAGGCTTACAGCCCCAGACCTAATTTGAAGTATTATCTAATAGTTTTAATAGAGAATTTGCAAGATATTTTTTTTGTTCTTCGGATAGCATATTTTCTTCTTGAATACTATTCGTCTCTCTTACCAAACTTTTCTCGTGATTTTGGTTATATTCTTGGTGTTTTATCATTTTTTCAATCTCATTGTATTGATTTTTATGTAATTGAATTATGTTTGTTTTTTTAGGAGTGGTAAACGTTTCTTTCAAATACAAGAATATTTGATGTAATAAAAATATTATACCAAGAAAAATACAAATTTTCCAAAACCATGACCCTATACTTTGTGCTAAAACATTCATATATTCATATATTGTGGTTGAACCATTGAAAAACAAACGTAAAGAAATCTACGGATTATTTACGTTTGTTTTTTGTTGTAACCACGGCAGGTTTTTTTGTTTCGGGTGGTGAAACCACGGCAGGTTTTTTTGTTTCTTCGTCATTGGATGCTTTCGGTTTTATTATTTTTTTTATCGTGTTATAATTATCAATGGTTTTGTTTGCGGTGACAATCCATTCCATTACAATACTAAATCCTTTAGAAACACCTGTAATAATGGTGGGTAAATTTTCTAATACAAGTATAATTGGAGCAACACCACCCAATTTCTTTTTTGTTTTATTTTGTCGGTGAATATGGAACCGTTTTTGTTTATTAGATTTTTTCATTTTTATGTATATTCTATACAATACAAAATGATATAAAAATTAATGCATATATTCATAAAGTTATCGTAACAAAATGCCTGTTATATTAATCGTAGAACGTACGGGTATCATTAAAGAAGTTACTGTAAAATCATGTGAAGAAGACCAATTATATAAAAAAGCGGGATTCAAAACTCCCACTGATTTTGGTAAAATTGCCGTGTTTCCATATTTAACAAGTAATCAAATACATGTATATGGTAAATCCAAAGGAAAAGCTGGTCAGGAAAACAAATATGATTTTCCACCACCGATTGATTCAGCGTTGTTTTTTGGAAACTGTTTGTTGTTAAACAAAGAGGCGGACAGAGACGACGTACCGGAAAACCAAAGGTTTGTAGGTTCGGAGCCATCTTCAGAAACTCGTCCGACAGGACGAGTTAAAGGAGATGAGAAAATTTGTGATTTATCATTGACCGAATGGGAAAAATTATATGAAAAATTATTTGGTGGATTTGAAGATATTAGTGAAAATTCCGATGAAGAGGAAGAAGAAATAGATGAAGAAGACCTGCGTATTCTCGCGGATCCAAACACAAAATTTACCAAAGAAGGTTATGTTAAGGATGATTTTATTGTGGACGAGGATGAGGATGAGGACGAGGATGAGGACGAGGATGAGGATGACGACGAGGATGAGGATGACGACGATGATTCTATACCAATCATTAAGTCTAAAGTAAAAAAAACAAAAACAGTGAGTAAGAAAAAGGACGGTAAATCAAAAACGTTTGTTTCAAAAGCCGCAGTATTAATGAAAGAAGAAGAATCCAATATAAGCAAGGAAATACTGAAAAAAAACAGAAGACCTTATACAAAATCTACAGTAGTCAATGAAAAACCTAAAAAGAACAAAAAAAAATCAGACAAACCCGCATTATTTTCTTCCGAAGAAAGTGAAAAAGATGCTAGAACCGATTTATTGGAAGAATTAACTGAAGAAGAATATTTCCAAGAATAGAGGTTGAAGACGAATAAAATTGATTTTATACAATGCAAATTTATATAAAACTATCACAGTATCTATACTATTTACCCAATACATAATGTATGTTATTCATGAACCAGAAGTATTTCGTGTGAATATTCGTAACAAACTTGTTTTGTCTTTGACAAAACAAGATACAGAAACCGATGATTTTCTTGCCAACATACAAACCTGTTGTGGAAACATTGAAAAGGGAATTTATAATTATGCAATTCAAGAAGCGACAAGCAAACAAATTGTAAAAAAATGGGACAATGCCAGTTTTGTGTATTTGTATATGGATAAATTACGAAGTGTATATATTAATTTGAAATCAGAAGATTTATTAGAAAAATTAAAAACCAAGGAAATTTTACCCCAACAAATTGCATTCATGAGTCATCATGAAATGAACCCAGGTAAATGGAAAGAATTGATTGAACGTAAAATGATGCGTGATGCGTCTAAATTGAATTGCAATATACAAGCAAATACGGACATGTATACATGCAGTAGATGTAAATCAAAGAAAACAATTTATTATGAAATGGCTACACGTTCTGCGGATGAACAAATGACTATATTTATTACTTGTTTGGATTGTGGTAAAAATTGGAAGCGCTAATATAAAGGAACCTACGACTTTTATTTTGCCTGAGGGCAAAATAAAAACCCTTTACACCTTTTTATAATTCAAACGCCGATTATTATTATTTTTTATTGAAATTATATAAAAAATTAATCTATTATATTTTAATGAATACATTATCTATACAAATATATCAACTTGTTAAATAATGGTAACAAATCTTTATATTTTTGTGACAAAAATATAAAGACAACTCATTCACCTATATAGTCCCATTTTCTTTTCGGTTGGTGTAATTAGAAAAGGTGTAAATAATACTAAGCAGTAAAAATTGATATAATAATATAACAACTATATTCTGAAGGACGACGTAGGAGTACAGAAGAATATGAAACTCAATCTCAGATATATTTCGGATTTACATTTAGAATTTATTGTACCCAATAAAATAAATCAATTTATTCAAAAAATTCCACCGGGTCAGAAGGACGAAATATGCATATTAGCAGGAGACATTGGAAATCCTTATCAAACCAATTATGATACCTTTATGAAATTTATAAGTTCAAATTTCACAAAAACATTCATTATTCCCGGAAATCATGAATATTATCATAAAACAAAAACGATGCAAGAAACAAATGATTTTATGAAACATTATTTTCAACAATTTGATAATATTAGTTTTTTGAACAACAATCATGAAATATATAAAAATCATTGTTTTATTGGTACTACATTATGGTCTAAAATTACCAATCCGACATACGAAATAAATGACATATATAAAATTCCGAATTTTGACTATATTCAATACAATAGATTGAATATGTTAAGTGTTGATTTTCTAGAAGACACATTACAAAATAACGATAATTGTATCGTTATTACGCATCACATGCCTTCTAATTCGTTGATTGATATCAAGTACAAAACTCCCCGTATGCTCCCATACAATCAATGGTTTTATTGTGATATGGATGGATTGATTGAAACAAACAAACATAAAATCAAATGTTGGATTTATGGTCATACACATACACCTTCTAATGTTATCATACATGGGATTCCATTTGTATGTAATCCCATTGGTTATCCAAACGAAAACAGTAACATAAATTTTCAATCAATGATTCAGATATAGGGTTTTGGTCAGATGGACGAAGTCCTTCGCACAGTGACCTTCGGTCACCTAATACAACTAACTCAGCAGGTAACTTCGTTACCGAATGAGTTTGTCATATTCCTCTGGACTCCACGCTTCGCAGAGTCGTCCTTCTGAATATGCGTGGTTATCCTCCATTCTGCTACGGATACCACATCTAAAAATGTTTTTTATAATTAACCAAACGATGATTCACCATTTTACAGCAAGTTTTAGGCACAATTCGCAAGTCTGTAAGAAAATGGTCTCCATCATTATACATTTCGCAACCCATAATCGTATGCTTGCGACATATTTCGTATTCTTCATTTGGGTTCAATAAATAATATGTGTAAATGTATCCCGTTCTTTTTTTATGACGCATTTTTTCAGATAACGGGTCAGTCACTTCATGAATTACTTTATCCGTGTCTGTAATATGCCGATATACTTTAAATAATCCTTTTGGAACATCAATATAATGCCCATCTGCATTCGTAAAGTACATATGGGCAGTATTTGGTTCCACACATTCAAAATGTATTCTTATACCTTTATTTAGTTCGTAGGAACAATGTTCATTTTCAAGATAATTAAAGTGCATTGTAGTCATTAAAAATTAGTAATAGAATATTTTTATATTGTTTCTAAAAATATTCTATCGGCGTGTTTCAATGCTGAAAGGTGTAAAGTTGTATGTTCCAATATTAGTTTGTATATCCACTTGAATGATTCATATATGGTTGACCTAAACGGGGGTCTGGCATAGGTGGTAAATAAGTACTAAATTCGCCATCCATAGGTGGATATACCGATTTTCCAAACATCATATCCAAATAGGTACCGTGCCAGAAATAAGGCATAGATTTGGTCAAATCTTCAATTGGTTTTTCAAAGATACGCATGATACCGATGGTATAATCGTATACTAAATTCATAAAGTCTCCCACAATATCACATAGATAGCATTTTCGTAGTACATAATCGGGAAAATGCATGAATTCATATCCATAAGTAGCATAAAACCAGTGACTTATTTGTGCTAAATATCCGTCGGTTTGAACACGACCTCCGTCTATGTTACGATATCCAACTACACCAAAAAACATCAAATACATTGAATTCAAATCAATCTTTTGCATAGTGAGTAGTCGTACTAACATAATAGGTGCCCATGCAAACAATACAACAAT